GTCCAAACTACACTGGGAATTAAGTCTGGTTTGAAGTTGAAGAGTTTTGTAGTGACTCTTGAACACTCGCATGCACAGGCTGGGACGCTAACAGTTGAACGTGGTAACATAGGTTTCATTGGTTGCTTACCAACACAAACTGCCTCCAGCGTGCTGTCCTATTTTCGATCTTTTGGAATGCTATGGGAAGTTTTGAAACCTTTGAAAATATTCAAGGTTCCGCTCTTACCAGCCAATCCATCCACTAGAAACTTCTCATTCTTCTCAAGCTCATCCACAACACCATCATGCTTCAAACTTTGTCGCAACAACGCCTCCTCGGTTGAAATAGGAATGGCTGTGCGAACTGCTTGCATGACAGTGGCGTATGCTTCTTTAGTTGTGAAGAATCGCATATCGTGCTCCTTGAGATAAGCTCGTGCTTTAACAACCATTGATCTAAAAATGGTTGGTGTTCTCGGAACACAAGCAAACTCAATGAGCAAGTAGTAGTGAAGCTCCTCATTAGTGACAACCCACTTAGACTTCCTTGCCGCATGCTTGACACCCTTAGGTATCTCCTCCCGCTGAACAACCTCAAAACTTTTAGCCATGATAGGATTCTTGTTATCGGCTAAGTTGGCAAGCTCTTCTGTCAACTTGTAAGAGGCACCACCATAATGCGGGGCAGTTTTGGTGGATTTTGGCGGAATTTCTTCCACAATTGGAGCGAGGACAGGTGATGCTTGTGACAAAACAGAAGAGTAACTCTTACTGCTGTGCACATCCTCGAGGCTTAAAGTTCCTGGAGTCCAACCCGAATTTGATGTACTCTTTTTCGGTGAACCCACGGGTGTGTCCCGCTTTTTCACGGGCTTGGAACTGCCACGGCGCGATGAATGTTCTTTCGCAACGGAAACACCAGATTGGGGAGAAGTATTCGATGTAACCACTTGGGAGTTTGTATTCCCTTGCGGCTTGAATGCTAATATCTTCTCCGCGACATCTTGGACAAATGTCTTGTGTTTTCCATGCGTCACTCCACAGTTTTTCGAGTCTCCACGTTTCCGTGGCTCTTTTACTGGGTTTGACTGCTTCAAGCCAACCATCGAAGTCCTTGATGTTGCTCCTTTTGTGGATGCGCCTAACCATGCGCTTCCATTCCGAGTTGGGGACACGACCTCCTCCAACTTTCTGATCTTCGCCCTGAGGTACTGCAGTTCTTTCAATAAAACATTGTAAGGAACACGTTGCTGTACCGTCTGCCAACGCCGGGTGTTCTTTGGGTGGCGAGGCTGAAAATCCTTCCCATTTGTAGACTGAGGTTGGGGGCGACCTCCTTGGGTTTTACGATCCCGAAACGTAGAAGGTTTTTCACTGTCAGCCATTTTACCGTGACTGGGCTGGCCCTTCTTACCAGCGTCAACTCGTTTTCGGCGGGGCTGGGTTTTCACCCTCCCCTCAGCACAACGTGCTGGGGCTTTAACAAAGCCACTCGTATGGGGT